AAACTGCTCAACCCATAAATAATCGTTACCGCTTGGGAGAGAACCAGTAATGTTATTATTTCCTAAGTCTAGCCATCCAAGAATTGGTCGAATTTCCATGTTATGATTTCCGATAGCTCTATATGGCAAATCTGTAATTCTCCAGTCTTTGGTAGATGTTTTCCAAGCAGTATCAAACTGAGTTACGCTTATGTATATGTTTACTTGCACCAAGTCACCGATGCGAACGTAATTCGCCTGCCTAGTTTGATATACAGATTGAACAACAGTTCCATCGCCACTTTCTAGCTTTGGCGAAAATGTGCCAAACCGATAATAATCTAGAAGCATACCAGTTGAATTACCAAATTTAATACCACCATTATCTGGTGATTTTAAAACTCTTTTTCCGTCAGTTTCAATCTGGAATACCCAGTTATGCGATGCGTATTCAGCTGGACCAACAAACAGCTTGTTGTTTTGTTTTACCAAAGCACCTTTATTACCAACAGTAGTGCCGTTGTCAGTCATTAAAAGTTTTGCATCATCTGGATAGTTAGCACCTATTTCAGCAGTAGTATCAAATTTAGGAGATGCTATGTTGGCTTTACTAGTTGTAAGACTTGCTATATCAGAAGTGTTATCTTGAATAGCATCTTGTTCATCGGAAGTAATTCCAATCTTGGCACTGTTAGCAGTAACAGCACTAGTAGCGGCTACAGAGTCGTCCGTGACACCAACCTTAGCCGTGTTGAGGGCAATTGCCGCAGTGTTTGTTACTTGCTGACTTGCGCTTCCCATTAGGGCTAATGTGGAAACCAAATCCGATTGGCTAGATAGGTTTCCAGTTATCTGACCCCATTGAGCCTTTGTGTCTTCTAGACCCAAAAATGTAGCCGCCTCTTCCTTGGTAGATTTCGTGAGAAAATCGTCAATATCTTTAGATACAATTTTATTGGGCATAGCTTTACCTCTACTTAAGTTCTAGGCTTCAAGCCGTTTGATAGACTAAGGTCCATGATAGCTACTAGTATTTGTGGCAAATTGCTAAGCCAGTACCTACGGTTACATCCGTGAACTCTCCGTAAAGAACAGTTCCAGCTGGGATGGAAGAGCCAGTCAAAGCCTGACTTCCCTGGTCTACGTTCGCAGCGGTGATGGTTGTGAAGCTGGTTGCCGTGACAACCTGTATAGCTCCTATTCTTCCGCCCGTTATAGCGTCTGAATCGCCAAGCACCGTTGATCCCGCGCTGGAGAATTGTAATGAATTATTTCGTGATTTTGACATGGTGTTATTATAGCAGGTTATTTTTATCGTCCCTGCCTTGACAGGTGCGTGCTGAATCTTCGCACTAGGTTATTATTGTTAATGTTATTTACTCTCTCCATTTCGCTGTTGAGATAGTTCTGGGCGAGGGCTTCTTCGGTCTGAGCCTGCTCGTTTCTATTCTGCATCCTGAGCATATCAGAATATACTGCTCCAGCTATGAAATAGAACCACTCCCTGGGGATGTCAGTGGAGTCCACGCTGAACTCAGAAAAATCCTTTTTGTATGTAACATAGACAACTGAGCTATTAGAAGGATACAAGTTCAGGACGTGCCCTCCTTCGGATGTTACAAAAAAGTCAAACTCCCTGCATGAAGAATTCACGAATGAAGGCGTTAAGTGCACCCGCATGTATTCGGATATATTTCCCAGCTCAAAAACCGAAGGAGCATCAAGTTCTCCATCCTGAGTGGACCATGACCCGAGATCCGCCGTAGCTCCAGTAACATTCTTATAAAGAACCGTAGCGCTTGGATCGTCGTAGCCTGATCCATCTACAAGCTCCCATTCATTGGATGCATTTTTTCTTACACTGTATATATTGTCTCCCGCCGCCAGGTATCTACCGCCCCCTGGTCTAAAAAAGAAAGATACAGCGTCATTCCTTAAGTAGTAGCTTGGCGAGTATTGCTTTAAACTGTAGACAGGGGAGCCGTTATAGGTTCCTACGTTTTCGTAGATTCCGTTTACGCCCTCTGCCCCCGCTCCATACACATTTAAGCCATCTTCGGTTCTAGTTATAACTTGTCTATTGTTAACTGATCTAGGTTCACTAGTAACAAGATACCTGGGCCAGTTCTGGCTGCTCTGGTATGCTCCGAAAGCCCTGGCGTTAACCAGGGGAAGGATCATTGCTTCTTCAGATGTGCTCAGTCCGCTTGCGCCGAACTTAGCTTTTATCTGATTTAGGAGGTCCGAGTAGGTTCTTGTTTCAAGTGACATTTTAAATTTTATTTGGGGACATCTCTGGGAACTTCTTGTTGTAATATTTCAAGAACTCCTTTGAGTGCACCGCGTCGTGCCCGTATTTTTTGGTTAATCTGAAGAAATCTCTAGCGGGTATAGTGGCTACGCACTTCCCTAAAACTGGATGCGTTTTTCCTTTGTGCTCTTTGGCCTCTTTGACCGCTATATCGGTGCGCTTTTTTTCGTTGGCTGCATCTAACTTGAAGCCATTTTTTATTTCCCGCATGAATTCCCTGTCGATTTCTCCGTCGGAATAAGTCGGTAATTTGGTAATAATATTCATAAAGAAAAAAAAGGGTGGGGGCTTTCGCCCCCGACCCTAGTCAATTCAATTAAGCAATAGCTGTGATCTTGCCGTGAGCCTGTGGGTGCATTACCAAGGATGTCAACGCGCAGTCAACGTATCCTCTTTCACCAGCACCGAGGTTAGGTAGGCGAGTGCTTCCCATTGGGATGAGCTCAGCTACACCGAAATACTCGGGGTTGATTAGGTATCCTGTGTCCTTGTTAGTTGTGTCAGGAGCACAGTCAGGGTTCATGTTCACAACGGAAACTACACCGTGATCGCTTTGGTAGAGCTCAACAGAGAGCTTGATTTCAGCGTTGCCACCTTCGTAGTTAACGTTTCTGATTGCAGTGTTGTCATTTACGTTAGGAGCATAACGAGCGAAATCAGTGATCTTGCGTCTAAGGGCTGTGTCAGCAACAAGAGTAAGACTCTCGCTGGCTCCAGTAGTTCTGTAGATGCTTGTGATTAGGTCGTTGAGGGTCTCCTCTGTGAAGTCGCCAGTATCGTGGATGCTTGCAGTATCTGTGCGATAGTCGGAAGGAACAGGGTTCACTGTCTGTTCAGCACTGTCGATCCATTTGCCAAGTCCGCGAAGAGCGTAAGGGTTGCTTCCATTCTCGAACGACATTTCGTTGTCAGAGATAAGAGTAGCCTCTACGTCACGTTTTAGTTCGCGGATAGCCTTTGCTTCTGCTTGTGCAGTTTTAGCGGGGCCAACAGAATCAACTGCTTCCTGAAGATCAGAAACCATGAAGTCGCGACGGAACTTTTGAACGTAGTTACCTAGACGAGCACGACCAGCGAACTTGTCAGATTGTGCACCAAAAGTTACATCTGTTCCTTCGTTGATGCCACCAGTAGATGGTGCGCCCATTTGATCGACGGTCCACTCGACGTAAGTTGAGTTTGCCTTCTTCTTAGAAGCCGAAGAGAGAACTGGTGTTTCCTCTGGGGCTAGGATAGTTAAAACGTCCAACAGATCTTCTCTGTTAGAGACGGCTGAACCGCTACCCGTTGTTACGTGGGGAGTAGGTTCGTATGTATTTGATAGGTTTGCCATGATGGTTTATTATATATTGTATTATCGGTTTAATTGGAGAGTTCGCATTTTGATGAAGTCATCTTTTTTTCCGCTCCCCTTGAATTGATTAGACGCGCTCTGAAGGTTCTTCAGGCCCTTTGATATTTTTTTCTCCGTCTTCGCCGATCCAGGATTTCCCGATGGAGGCTTAAGTCTAGAGGACCTGGCTCCTGGGGTATTCTCGATTGGCTTTCTGGAATACATACTGTTAGCGGCATGAGCTAGCAAATAGGGTAATTGAGCTGCAATTTCAGCGTCGAATTTATCAAGATCTTTCAACCTTGGGTCATCGAGCATCTGCTTGTATTTCTCGCTTACTTCATTTTCCTCGTTCATCCAACTTAACTCCTTGGTTGCTTGATCCTGCAGTGTCTTCCTTGCGGAGAGTGCAGAGTTTCGCCTTTCAATAGTTTTAAGCTGGGCTGGGATGTATTTTTTGTCGGCCTTCCTTGCGTTCTGCAGGTGCTTCCTTACTTCGGATTTTGTCAATTCCTTGCCATCAACTTCAGTAAGTATGTCGTCAGGACCGTATCCATCGCTATCGAAGATAAGGTCTTCCGCCCATTCAACTACATTCTCAATCTCTTGCTGCACTGATTGCAGCTTTTCTATTGAGTCTATATTGTTGTAAGGGTTGTCGGACTCCTTAATTTCAGATTGCAACTTGTTGCCCATTTCGGACCGAAGTCTTTCAACTTCAGCCTCTGCGGCTTTACGCTTGGCGGTTAGCTCACCGAATCTAGCTACTGCTCGACTTCCCAGTTTATCGGAAAGCTCGCGGAGCTCTTCATCGGTCATATCATCTAATTCAATTTGAGAAAGAACATCTTCTTCGCCGCCTTGAACTTCCTGGGAATCGCCCTCTTCAGTTTCTACATCTTCGGTTTCCTCTTCGGAACTTACTTCAGTTTCCTGATTGTAGCTTTCTGCAGATTCTTCTACTTCGGTTTGTTCTGGAGATTCTTCAACTTCTGGAGTCAGCTGACCGACCCTTCGGTTAATAAAATCTTCTGGTGACATATTGCTCGCTTGCTCTGGTTCGGCTGCAGCGGACGCCGTTTCATTAACTTCACTCATAATTTACGCTTTTTACGCCAGCGATGGCGATGTTGTGATTATAGCACAAAATTTTACTCTACCGAGCCTCAGGAAATCTCCGTTGGAGTATGTCCTTTCCGCACAGGGAAGTAATTTCATCGTATGCTAAGATTCTTCCAGATATTTGACTGAGCTTGTCTGTATCCGCTGAATGCAATTCAGAAATGCAATCTTCGCGCATTCTTACTATTTCTTGAACCAGGTCCGCGAAGGTCTCGTGGTTCTGGAGCATTTCTAAACTTTTTTGTAAGTTCATATTACTGATCTATACTTTGAGTCTTAACATCTCCCATTGATGCCGCCTCGGTGCCATAAATGCCATATTCAGTAGCATTAGTTTGCTGCTGCTGCTGGAATGTGTATTGCTGCATGTATTTTTGCATTCTTTGAGCGAATGCCTGGTCCTGCTGCATCTTCATTTGAATGTCCTGTTGCTGCATGTAGTTTTGGATTATTGGCATAGCGGCTGCTCCCCCATTAGGTCTAGCAGGCATTTCGATGCCAGCATGAATTTTGGTAAGGTCGTCCAGGATGTCTTTCTGGACATCTTCTGCCGCTGTTTCTGTTTTCTGGAGTATTACATCCGCCAGGATTGGATCTATGCTACTCGCGTAGGCAATCAATAGATTATCTACGTTTATCCTTCCGTTCCTGTCTAATTTGACCAGATCAACAAGCTGCTTTAGTTTCGCTTCTTGGGTATCTGGGTCAGTGTTGATGCTGTCGAATGAAATTGTGATATCAAAGTTTTCGCTAGGGTCTCCCTTGCTGAACTCCTGAGGGTCAGGAACTCCAGTTACCCTGAAGAACACGTAATCGGGTCCGAAGCGCTGAAAGCAAGTAAAGCACATGCGTAGAACTTCAGCCCCGTGCCTCAAGAACTTATCCACCATGAACTGCTTTCGAATCTTGGAAATTTCACTATCCTCGTCCAAGCCTAGCAATCTGTCCGCCTGGTCCAACTGCGTCTTCTCCATGTCTATGCTGCCCTGCAATGAAGTAGCGTCGGGGACATCAGCGAATTCGTAGTCGTCCTTGCGCCTGCGCGGGACATACCTGCCAGGGCCCCAGTCCATTGGAGGCTGGTTAACGGGGTGCATGATCGGCGGAAGCGTAACTAGACTATTTCTGTCTATTCTACTGTCTCTCTCTACCTTTACTTGATGCTGTATTCCTCTAAGCAGGTCAGGGACAGTGGTTGTGTCATACATGCGCTTGCTCTCCTCGGAGAGCCTAGTAACAACTACTGGGTAGTCGTCGTAGCCATTCATGAGCTCGAACTTAGCGTAATCTTGCTCGGTTGAAGAGCTGTATTCCTTGTGAAAGATAGTTCTATATATGCCTTCAGCTCCATCATCAGGATCGACTAACCTCTGGTAGCAGTGCACGATTTCAATGAGTTCATCGGATTCGTAGCTGCTGATGTGCCCCGTTCCCCGCCTGTGATCCTGCTCGGAGCTTAGGTCCTGATCTATACCGCCGTAGTTGTTTATGATTGTGTCCACGAAGTTCTCGTCCCAGTCGTCCGTGATAACTTTGTTTTCTAGTTCCTGGGGAGTATAATACGTTCTCCAGAAACAATAAGGACTGCGCTGAGGGTCAGTAACGTGCGAAGGAAAGAAGAAGTCCCCGTCTGGGGATAGCGTTCTTACCTCGGGGGCATCAACGCTTCTTTTAATTGTTGGGAGCTCAGCTGAGCCAAATTTTCTAAGGTCCGCAACTGCCCGCTTTGCTCTCTTGTCGGTAACGCCATCATAGGCTGCCTGCAGCCTTATCATTACCTCTTCGTCATCGCCCTGGTCCAAGAGCATGCCAATCTCTGGGACTGACTCTACGATTTGCTCTAAATTTAATTTTTGTATAATTCTCCTGTCTTCGATGAGCCATCCTACATAGGTTATTAGTATGCCCCTCTCGAGCAAGTAGTTCGCGCCCAGCTCCATTTCGCGGTGAAACCTAGGTATGTAGCCACTGCCAATCATCCACTTCATGAAACTGGATACTATTTTGGCTCGCTCTGCATCCGTACCTTCGGTAGGAAATGCTCTGACGTTGGCCCTCGAAAGGCTGGATGTCAGCAGCGCTACAAGTCTACTAATTCTTTCTTCTATGACGTGCGACTCCATGTCGCTTGCCCCTTCCCACGGGAATGCATCCGCGCCATGCTTCCTCAGGTCCCGACTTTTACCAGGCCAGAAGTTCCTGCGTTCATCGTATGCATTGCGGCACTGGTCAAAGTATGACTCAAGCTCAAGCACAGTTTGATCGTAAGCATTCTTCAATGTCCCTACGTCTGGGGTTTTACTATAATACGTTAATGATTCCGAGGCTCCTTGATGCATACTTTTTGTGCTCTTTTTATGACGTTGAATACGTAGTTTTTAGGCACTCCTATCATATCACATAATTTTTGTGACGGGATCTCCCTGCAATCTAGCGTTAATGTTCTCCTGAGTATCTCCCACGCGATCAAGCGATCCGTATTAGAATCGAGCCATTCCTGGTTCAATGTGTCTTCTTCCTCTTCCGACATGCTAGAATATTTGTGTCTTTATCTGCCTGAACGTTGACCCTGAGGTGTCTTTAATTTCTTCAATGCTTATTCTCTTGGACATCATTTGAGCTTGCATCTTCCTGGGGACTACGCACGGAACTGACTTCTTTAGCTCATCGATATAAGCATAGACATAGGATGGGTTCGGCGCTAGCCTTATTACCCTCCCGTAGTAATGCTTGGGGTATATCTCTGGTATCTCAATGGCTCCCTCCAGGATCTGCTGCCCGTCCTCGTTGACCCAGGTGTTCTTACCCTTTCCAGTAAGCATTTCCTTGCTCAGGCATTTATTTGCAACTTCAAGGGCTTCCTCAAAAGAAACTTCCTTTTCTTCGGCTATATGTATTAGTTTTATCTTCGGCATTAGTATCCTCCATGTCTGGACCCCAGGGTGCTTATCATCCTTGGATCATAGTGATCTGGTCCGTCCCCAGAGTTTATCATACGCAAATAGCGCATCACGTCAAAAAAGTCCTTGAGAGCTTCGTCATTTTTTCCGCTCGAGTTATAGTTAATTATACTATCTATCAAGTTTCCGCAGTCTTCATGAATGAAGCATGTTGGTTTATTTGCTGCGTCAATTGTTGCATTGGGGTTGTAGCTGAACCATTCATCCAGGGCGGTGATACCTGTTTCCTCATTTACCCCGCTACTAGGAACGAAGTCCATCCCGTGGTCAGAGAATACCTTGAATAGATCCTCGTTGTTCTCATTCTCCCTGGCAAAGTATCTGCTGTCCCCTACGCGCTCGTAAACATTGATCTGCATTTCTTTTTCTATTTCCTTGAACAACTCCACGTAAGAAGATATATCAAACCCTATTTTCTTAGCTGCTGGCCCGTATTTCCACCTGGGTTGCCCGAAAATAGCCCACTCTCCGTAGGTGTATCGGTCTGGCCATTCGCGAGCAATGTAAACTTCCCCCTTTTCGTTTACCGCCGCCCAGATCGCTACAAAATTCCTGGCACCCGCAGGGTCCAAGACTTGGTAACAGGTAAACTTGGACTTGTCAGTAATGTCTGGGAACTTTATGCCATGATGGTTCTCCTCGTCCGAAATTACGTTCACGGAGGTGCTGAACATCGGTATAAGGGAAGTCATACTCTTTACGGGTATTCCGTAGGCACGAACCATTATTTCTTCTTCTGGCTGAGAAGCTAGGTCCTTGGCGATTCTCTTGTAACCGCCCCACGGGTTCTCGTCGGAGTGCAGATATACTATCTTGGCATCCCTACCGCTGCAACTCTGCACGACTGGAAGGTCCCTGTCTAGCAGCTCCGCGTATCTAGTTTCTTCTACTTCCGCTCCAGCCAAGTATTCAGCCACGAAGGGAGTGAAGCCGTCAATAGGCGTAAATCCAATAAGGATCTTGCTGTTTCGTGTTGCCAATCTAAAACGCAGGGTGTTCACCAGGGCAGCGTCCCCCAGGTATTCATCCATCCAAGCTCCGATATTGATGCCCTTTGGGTCCTTGAACCCAAATTCCATACCCTCCAGGATCGTCTGGTTGTTGCTGAACTGCGTGTAAGTCTTAAAATCTACCCTAGTCCTAGTGTCAGGGAAGATGAAGCTCTTCGCCGTGAAGCCATTCTGCATGCTGTAGTTGATGTATCCCTCGATGCTCTTCGTCTTTTTCTTGAACTCCCTAGGCATCATTTCCCAAACTGCAGCTTGCTGCACCTTGATGCTCGTGTCTTCATTCTGGCTGAAGCATACAATGTGACCGTCCATGCTCTCCTGGACCGCCTGCATGACAACCTTGGCGCAACCAGTGGTCTTTCCACTTCTGTTCCCCCCGAGAACTAGCGCTTCGTCAGATGAATCCAAGGCATCGTGAATTCTGCTCCAACCAGTTAGGTCGAACCCGTATCTAAGGGGGTCATCTATGCTGGCCTGGATTCTTTCTTCGTGCTTCTTGTGCAGGCTCTTGAGTAAATCTGGGCTTTTGTCCCAGAGTTTTACTATTTCTGCGTCCGTCAACGACGGCAGCATAGGATGCTCAGTAAATATTAAAGACATTATTCGTCTTCGTCGTCCCAGACGACCTCCACGGAGTCGTCCCTGAAGTCCAGGGCAGCTTCTCGCATAAGCATTCTGGCTACAGAAACAGTCGTGTAATCGGATTGAACTTCACCTGATTCATCCAGAACTATAATCATGTAATTAGGGTAATATTCACCAAGTATTTCCTTTATTTTATCTAAAATTTCTTCATCCATCTGCATCCTCTTCTATGTCAATCACTTCAGCTTCTTTGGCCAGGGCAGCCTTGACCTTGGCAATCTCCTTTGCGTAGTCCTCGTCAGAGAATGTCTTGCGCTCCTCCACTATGGTAGTGGCTTCACCCCTGGCTGTTAGGGCTTCCCTACTGGCGTTGATCTTAGCTATTGAAAGCTCCTTGAGGTCCTTGAAGGATACCTGCATGTCTGGGTCGTTCTGCATCCTGTCCCGAACCTTCTCAATGAGGTCCTCCTCCAGGCTGGACATATTAACATAGTTCCTGGCAGCCAGCTTACCCCCTAGTTCCTTGAACCTCTTTATGTGGTCCGCGAACTCCACCATAATATGCACAACTGTATTCCTGGGAATTTTGTAGTGCCTGACTATTCGGGTCTGGCTGTTGCCAGTGCTGAACAAATAAAGCACCTTGGCTACCTTTTCGGGATTGTGCCTAGCTAAGGACTTCACCTTTTTGACCTGCATCTCCTCCGCGTATTCCTGCACGGCGGACCTAATGTCCAGCATCAATTCTTCCTCTATTTCATCAAAGGCGTCCGATACGTTTTTTTCTTCAGTTTTTGGCTTGACTTCTTTCATTTGGCTCTGTAGGACTATCTACCTGTGTTATAATACAGCACAGAAAGCCTGTCAAGGCTTTTTACATAGTCCCTAGGGTAAGCCCATTTGCGGTGCAAACGACCCTACAGATAGCATCTGATGTGACATAAAACGAACGCAGCTCAGCTGGAATAAGAACTGATAGGAATATTGGTTCTCCACCTGGGTTATAGGTCAGTTCCCCTGAATACATGAAGGGAACCAGAAAATAACGCTGCAGTATTATGGATCACTCTTCGATAATACCTAGTCCGACAAATAAGTCTACTACTGCATGCTTCGCTAACAGCGAAGCTATATCTAAAAATCCATGCTACAATAACATATGTCCACCAATAAAGAAAGAATCGCTAAACTTAAAGACAAGGCCTACCAGGCCCTACCAGCTCAGAAGAAACGTAGAGCTCAAAGAAATAAAGCCAGAAGAGCAGCTATTAGAACTCATGGTAAAGCCGCCCTCAAGGGCAAAGACATAGATCATAAAGATGGTAA